CAGTTACCATCAGTCAACTCAATACTGGTGACTACTTCGTGGTCAACCTTTCAAACTTTGGTCTGTCTACAAGCACAAGTGACAATATCTATCAGGTATCTGCTGCTTATAACTCCACAGTTGATTTGACTTCAGTTGGTCTTGGAACAACTGCAATTAGAAGAGTTGAGGTTGCAAATGTTGGATTTGGTACCACGGTAGCTGGATTCACACGAGGTAGAAATCTCGGTGAATACACATGGGGTAAGATTCAATTCTTGAATAGAGCAACCGTAGATGCACTTGAATTTACACCTAATTCATACACAGGCATTACTACATCACCGTTGGTTCAGAGATTCAGACCTTTGAAGTTTAATAACTATCAAACTTAAAATAAATAAAACATAGAAAAGGATCCTACAGTAGATGGCATACCAAGGTATTAGCACTGGCACTACGCCTAATGATGGAACAGGTGATACCCTAGTTGATGGTGGTGTAAAAATTAATAGTAATTTCCAAGAGGTTTATAACCTCATTGGTGATGGTTCTACTTTGGCTGTAGGTGTTGTTACTGTCATCTCTGCAGGAACAAATGTTGCAGTGAATACAACAACTGGTTATGTTGAAATTTCTGCACCAACACCTGTTTCTATTGCAACAACTGATGTTGACATCTCTAGAAATCTAAAAGCTGCAGGTATCACAACCTTGGGTGTTACCACAGTTACATCATTCTTATCCTCTGGCATTTCAACTCTGGCAAGTCAGGGTGGTATCACTACAACTGGTGGTGACTTGTATGTAGGTGGTGATCTCTATGTATTGGATGATATTGTATATGATGAAGTAACTGGTAGAAACATCAATATTACTGGTGTTGGTACAATTGGACAGTTATTTGTTGGTGCAGGTCATTCTGCAGGAACACTGAATGTATCTGGTGTTTCTACACTTACTGGAAATGTAAGTCTTGGTTCATCTCTATTGATGACTGATGACAAACAATTTATCTTAGGAGAACAATCAGAATTTACTTTCTTCCATAATGACTCTGATGGAAATGTCATTAGAGTAAATGTAGGTGATTTAAATATTAAGGCAGATACCCAAAACTTCACTAGTGGTGCTGGAACAACACAGGTAATGTCAACCAACGTTGACGGAAATTATGGTGTTGAACTGTATTACAATAACAATAAGAGATTTGAAACAAAACATGGTGGTGCTAATGTATTAGGTTACTTCAAAGTATCTGGTATTTCTACTCTTGGTATTGTAACTGGCGCTACATACTATGGCGATGGATCAAACCTAACACTCACTGGTGCTGACGCTTCTGGTGTTACAGGTATTACAACTCTTATCCAGGCAGGAGCTAACATCAGTGTTACAACAAATTCTGGTATATCAACCATTTCATATATTGGAGCTGCAAATACTTCCAACATAAGTGCTGATACTTTAGTTGTTTCTGGGGTATCGACACTTGGTGTCATTACTGGTGCAACATATTATGGCACTGGTACAAACCTTACATTAACTGGTGCTGACGGTTCTGGTCTGACTGGTATCACCACATTGATCTCGGCTGGTAGTAATATTACAGTAACAACGAATGCAGGAATCACCACAATTTCATCTTCTGCTGGAAGTGGTTCTACAGAAAATGTAAGCACAAATACTTTGGTTGTTACTGGTGTTTCTACCTTAGGTGTAGTTACAGGTGCAACATATTATGGTGATTCATCTTATGTAACATCAGGTAAGTGGACTTTAGGTGCTGATGGTACAAGTCACTACACTTTCACTGGTATAGGGTTTACTCAAACTACTAGTGATCCTGTTGTTTATGTTGCTAGAGGCAGTGTATATGAGTTTGTTAATAATAGTGGAGGGGGTCATCCATTCGAAATCAGAGTTTCTAATGGAGGTGCTGCATACAATAACGGTGTAGTTGGTAATGGATCGACAAACGGTACGATAAGATTTGAAGTTCCATTTAATGCACCCAACCAATTGTATTATCAATGCACTAATCACTCTGGTATGGGTGGAACTATGGTTGTATATCCTAACTTGTTCACTGTCTAAATTCACGTCTAAATAAGAAAAAAGTCCTCTAAACATGGCTGCGATAATTACTGATCAACTTCGTATTTTGAACGCGAAGAATTTTGTTGATTCCGTACAAGATTCTTCTAATTCTTATTATGCTTGGATTGGTTTACCAGATGCTCCTGAGTTTCAGAGTGACTGGAATTCTAATCCTCCAGCACCTAAAGATAGTTTGGATGATTCCAACTATTACTGGGACACCATGTTGGCCCTTAAAAAGATTAATTCGGGTGATGTAAGTCAGGTTATAAGAAAAATTACCTGGCAATCGGGTACCACATATGATATGTGGAGAAATGATATTGATAGAGATAATCCTTCACAACCATCTGGAGCATATGATATCTATGACTCCAACTATTATGTAATGAATAGTGAGTATAAAGTTTATATTTGCTTATTCAATAACGCAAATCCAGAGAATAGTTTTAGAGGTGGTCCTTCTCTTGACGAGCCAAATTTCACAGATTTGGAGCCAAGAGAGGCTGGAAGCAGTGGTGATGGTTATATTTGGAAGTATCTTTACACGATTAAGCCGAATCAAATCATCAAATTTGACTCAACGAACTATATTGCAGTCCCAACTGACTGGGAAACCAACAGTTCTTACTCTTCTGTAAGAGAAAATGCAGGTACAAGTGGCCAATTAAAGATTGTTACCATTAGAAATCGTGGAGTTGGTATCGGAACTGCCAATGTAACCTATACAAGAGTGCCAATTTTGGGTGATGGACGTGGTGCGGAGGCCACAGTTGTCATTAATAACGACTCAAAAGTCGAATCTGTGACAATTTCAAGGGGAGGAAGTGGATATTCCTTCGGAACTCTTGATTTAGAGAATGGTGGTGTCCCAAATGGCAGTGTAGCACCCGTTTTTAACGTAATTATTCCCCCTCCAGGTGGTCACGGAGCAGATATTTACCGTGAATTAGGTGCTTATAACGTACTTTCTTATGCTAGATTTGAAAATGACACTCAAAATCCAGATTTTATCACTGGAAATCAGTTTGCACAGGTAGGAATTGTCAAAAATCCCACAAATTACAACTCAACAACCAATTTGACCAAAGATAAGGCCAGTGCAGTTTATGCACTGAAACTTGTTGGTACTGGTTACAGTGAAGCAGTCTTTACAGCTGACAGTTTTGTTACACAAACTGTTGGTTTGGGTTCAACAGCAATCGGTAGAGTTGTATCTTACGACCAACAAACTGGTATTTTGAAGTATTGGCAGGATAGAAGAACTGCTGGTTTCAATACTGATGGTACTCAGAACACTGTTCCTGTGTATGGTTTTGAACAATTGAAATTTACATCATCACCTACAAGTGGTGGTAGTATCCAAATCTCACCTAATTCAGGTAATACACTAAATATCGACCAAAACTTTACAGGTGTATCTACGACAATAAATAGTCGTACCTACTATCTGGGTCAAGAATTCATTAGTGGAATTTCAAATCCAGAGTCTCAAAAATACTCTGGTGACATCATTTATGTCGATAATAGGCCATCAGTCACCAGATCATCTTCACAGAAAGAAGACGTTAAAGTTATCTTGCAATTCTAAGAGATATGCCACAGGAAACTAATCTCAATGTCGCTCCATATTTTGACGACTTTGATCCCCAGTCGAATTATTATAAGGTTCTATTTAAACCTGGTTTTCCTGTTCAAGCAAGAGAACTGACTGGTCTGCAGTCTATTCTGCAAAACCAAGTTGAGGAAATGGGTAACCATTTCTTCAAAGAAGGTGCTAAAGTCATTCCTGGGGACTTGACCTATATTCAGAATTTCTATGGAATTCAAATTGAGTCTGAATTTCTGGGCATTCCTGTAGGAATTTATCTTGACCAACTAATTGGAACAACAATTACTGGTGCAACTTCGGGAGTCACTGCAAAAGTTGTAACATATATTACAGATAGTGAGTCTGAGAGGGGAGTTTATACTCTTTATCTGAATTATGAGAATTCTTCCACTTCTGATGAAGAAGTAAACACATTTTTAGATAGTGAAATTCTCACCACAAGCACAAATATTACTTATGCATCTACTTTCATTTCTGAAGGTGAGGGTTTTGCAACTACAATTCCACAAAATGCAGCAATTATTGGCTCATCATTCAATTTATCTCAGGGTGTTTACTTCCTGAGAGGGTATTTTGTCAATGTTAATGCCCAAACACTGATTCTTGATCAATATTCCAATACTCCTTCTTATAGAGTCGGTTTAGACGTTGTTGAAGAGATTGTTTCCTCCGATGTTGACTCTTCACTCAATGATAATGCCCAAGGATTCAACAATTTTACGGCTCCTGGTGCCGATAGACTGAAAATTTCGACAACTTTGTCAAAAAAACCACTTGGTAGTTTTGATGAGTCGAATTTTGTTCAATTATCAGAAGTAAAAGACGGTGTTTTACGTCTTATTAACAAAAATACCGATTATAACTTCTTAGGTGATGAATTTGCACGAAGAACTTTCGATGAATCTGGTGATTATTATGTAAAAGAGTTTGTAACTTCGGTTAAGAACAGTCTTAACAACAACGAAGGAAATAGAGGTATCTATAATTCCACTCAAGTCACCCAATCTGGTAACATTCCTAGTGACGACCTTGGTATCTACAAAATCTCCCCTGGTAAGGCATATGTAAGGGGTTATGAAGTAGAAACCATTGCTCCTACTTTAATTGACTTCAGAAAGCCAAGAACTACAAGAACTATTGAAGATCAGGCTGTTAATTTCGGTTTTGGACCAACTCTGAACTTAAACAGAGTTAGTGGATCTGCCACAATTGGTATCAATACTTCTTTAACTCTAAGTCTGAGGGACCAGAGAGTTGGTGTCAATTCATTGACCTCTTCAGGTAAAGAAATTGGTATTGCAAGAGTATATGACTTTGTTTTAGAAGGTGGTTCATATGACACTACATTCCCCAACCTGAATACATGGGATTTATCATTGTTTGATGTTCAGACATATGCTGAGATCACACTAAATGAGCCAATTACACTCTCCACGTCAACCCTCATCAAAGGTGAGTCAAGTGGTGCAAAGGGTTTCC